CTCCTCCGAGGCTCCAAAGCTTGAGCTAAATACGTTTAGGACCTTCTCCATAGCTTCCGGCTGTTCGTCTAGCCAGTCCGCTACTTCCTCTATGCTATAGCTATAAGGTTTTTTCTCTACCCTAGCGCCGTGCTTTAAACCGCACCAAACCAAAAAGAGTGCATCCTTTAGCTTCATATTTTCGCCGAGGTTATCAAGGTCGGCCATAGTGTAGCCGTTCTCCTCGGTAAATTCCATTAAAGCAGCGAAGCCAAACTTTACCGGTCTTTCTTCGCCTCCTATTTCTACGTATTTAACCATTTGCTTTAAGTGTGTTTAGTGTTCTATTAAGATATTACGCCGTAAGTTATAGCGCCGCTTAATTCAAATGTAGCTGAATAAGTTACATTGTCCTCCATTCCGCTACTAACTTCTAAAGAAGTAACGTAAGCTGAAGCACTCCAGTAGTGATCGCCGGTTACTTCAGTAGAGAACTTAACAGTAAGAGCAGTACGTCCGCTCCAAGCTGTCATAAGATCATCTACGCCGTAAGCTGCGTCTTCTGCGTATAGTGCAGATACCGAAATAGTACCGCTTTTAGTTGCCTCTAGTAAGTCTCTCGTTCCGGAGCTGTCCTTAGTAGTTGCGTCTCTCGTATCCATCGAGAGAGAAATAGAGCCCTCCGTAGCGTGAGCTATTAGGGTGCTTCCTACGTAAACCCCTAGTAGGGTTCCGTTCATAATGCCAGTAGTTGCCATTTTAATTTAAATTTATTTGTTCTTCTTCTATTACTTGCGGAGCTTCTGCCGGGGCTTCCTCTCCAAATTTAACAGCCTTTCCCGCTTCTATAAGCTCCTGGCCGTATTCGTTTACTACTGATAAAGTTAGACCTTTAGCTAGCTTCTTACCGCTAGGAGAGGTTACTTTTTTTGTTAGTGTTATTTTCATCGCTTAATCCTTAAAATGTACTCCGAGCTGCTTACGTAAGTCTCGGTAGATGGATCGTTATCTACGTCCAAATCTATAAATTGTATGCTGTCTATTACTACCCCTTCTACGGTTCCCGTGTAACGGTCTAAAGCCGTTCTAACTTTCTCCGTAAGGTCCGTTAGTTCGCTGTAAGTTTCTGCTGCCGCTACTATGTCGTAGCGTATTTCATCTAAAGTACTTACCCCGCTTTTAGTATCGCTGGGGCTGTTATCTTGTAGCACATATACCACAAAAGGAAAAGCCGCGCCTTGCGCTGCTATCTGCGGGTAAACCTTAGTACCTATTATAGCGCTTACGTCGCTATCATTAGTAAGGATAGAATATATAGCTTTGCCTTCGTTCATTATCTACTTAGCTGGTATATGCTTTGCTTTAGTATTTTTTGCACCTCTCTTAATAGCTGTGCTTGTGTTTGTGCTGCGGCTTTCTTAAAGCCTTTCTCTGCGTAATCTATGTTATTTTTTTTGTCCGGTTCTGCTTTAGCTTTACCCCTTCCTAGCCCATAGTTTACTATAGCTGCGTAATACCCGTCGAAAGTCTTACCCGCTCTTTTTCCAGTTCTAGCTCCTACATAACCTAAAAGAGCTCCCTTTTTTTTACTAGGAATAAATCCTATAGACCTTTTTAAGTTACCGCTTTTATAAGTTACTTCTTTATACTTACGCTTTGCAGGATCTTTAGAGCGTTTTGTTTGTATACTTTTAGTAACAGCCTTTTTCTTTTTAGAATTAGTTATAGAACCTTTAACAGCTTTTACCATTGGTTTAGCTGCCTTCTTTATACCGGCCTTAAATTGCCTAGCTTTCTTACGGTCTATTTCTGCTAACCGTTCTAGCTTCATTAAGGCCTTTTCTAGTCCTTCTACCTCAAAGTAAATGCCGTCCTTCATTAGTCCCTTAACGTAGTGTCTAAGATTAAGTAACGCTCTCTACCTTCTAAGCTTACGCCCTCTATTTCGTAGGTATTGCCGTCCCAGCTTATTTTAGTGGTAGCGTCTACGTCGCTGCGGTATCTAATCGTAAAGCGGACCTTATTAACGCTAGTAAGTCTAGAAGTTTCTTCTCCTTCCTTTACTGTGCGGTAGTCTACTTTAGCCCATACGTTACCTAGGTCGCTATACGTGCGTACGGCCTGCCCGAAGCTGTCCGTACTTACGCTAGCACTTCGTAGCGTTATTCTTCTATCTAGTTTACCGGGATCAATCAAAGCGGAAAACTCTAAACGGGTTTAGTAAGTACTCGCTAGCTGTAGGTAAGCGGTGTACGCTATCTACTCGCTTCTCGTACATTTCTCCAATAATCAAAAGCATAGCCATCTTAATATTTGCCGGTACGTCCGAAGCTTGAGTATAGCCGCAGGTGTAACGAATGATAACAGCGTTTACCGTGTCCTTTGTAGCTTGCCAGCCTTGGTCGGGCATTATACGCCCCGGCTCGCTTACTAGGTCGGTATTGTAGTCGCTAGCTGTTACGGTCTGCTCTACTCCGCTGCCGTCTACATACTTAACACTAGCTACGCTTTGCACTGGTCCTCTACTTAAATAGATTATATTCTTGTCCCCTTGGAAAGGATCTACTCCCGTTTTATACACCGGGAAGAAGTCGTAGAACTCATCTATTACCGTAGTCAATAAGAACCGCCCTAAGTAGTGCTCCGCTATTTGTGTCGAAGCGTCAATAAGTACCCCTAGTAGAGTGTCCTCGTCGCTAGAGTCTACACGTAAATAGTCCTTAACCTCTTGTACGGTTAAAGCTTTTAAAGTTGCTGGGGTTACTATACTGTAGCTCATTACTTAGCTTTGCGGGTTGTTCTTTTTGTGGTCTTTTTGCTTACTGCTCTCTCAGCTTTAGCCGCTTTCTTTTCTTCTACTACTTCGCAGAAGCCAGCGTTTAAGAAGTCTTGAGCTACCGCAGTAGGCAGCACTTCCACCTGCCCCTTACGGTAGTGGAAGTCTGCCCCTGCTATAGCTCGGTTAAATATAACCTTCATTAGCTGCTTATGAAGCTTTTTGTAGTATATGCTTAACAGCGCTGCCTTGTAATAGGTGTCCGTCTATTCTACGGTAACCAATAAAGCCAGTACTTAACTCGTCAGCGAAGCGCTCGTTTAAGCGTAAGATTTGTACGCCGCCTGCTTCGTGAATATAGTACTGTGATAGGTCCCCAAAAATAATAGCTTTTTTAGTAGCTGCTATAGAGTCCATATCTTCGTTAATATAGACCGGCTTACCGAATAGCATATCCGGCTCCCCTACGCTCATTCCCGGCACATAGGCGGGGAAATCGTTTGTCTGCCCGAATCCTAAAATACGGATAGCTTTAGCCGTGCTAGAGTTCATCATAAACCCAGCGCCCGGAGCGTTACGGTAAGAAGCATCTACACTATAGAAAAGGTCCATTACTTCGTCAATATCTATAGCAGTAGCTGAAGCTGACGTTAAAGCAGCAGTAGAGCCAGTTACGATACCTTGAGGTGCTGTAGTGTCTGCGCCAGTAGTTAAGCCCGCGTTGATTCCTCTCTTTAAGCGGTTAGCCAATTGGCCACCTACAAAGCTAGAAAGGTCGAAAGCGTTATCACTCATTAACTGGTTTGATACTTGTACCAAGCCCGAAGAATAAGTAAACGGATCAAACTTAACGTTAGTGAAAGTCATATCGCTACGAGTAACTGCGGTAGCCTCTCCTAAGATAGCAGCTACTACTGAAGTATCGTTATTAGCAGGTAAGTTAAACGCTTGGCCGTTAGCTGTACGAATAACTGTAGCTACTTGCTCAATGTCCGATTTAAATAACTCGGTAACGCTTACAAAGTCGCTCCAGTTCTCCGGTACTAGGAAGCCTCCTAAACCGTCAGTAGTAGTTACTTGCGCGTTATCTGCGCCAGTACGCAATTCGCCTAAAGCGTTAGCTTCTGCTGGTGTTAGACCGTTAACGCCTCTACGTAAGTAAGCGTTAAAAGCGTCGCGAGCTTCTACTTTAGCAGGTGCAGCGTTGTCGCGTACCTCGTCAGCTTTAGAAGCTAGTTCTTTTTTAAGCTCCTCGGCTTGCTCAATACGTTTTACGCTGTTGCGTAATTCGTCTTGCTCTGCGTACATTGCATCGAATTGTACGTTTTCCTCTTTTGTTAGGTTACGTCCTTCTGCTTTAGCAGCAGAAAGTAAACCGTTCATTTGCTCGTTTAGAGCGCTGCGCTTTTCGCGCATTTGTTTAGCATTCATCTTTTGCTAGTTTAATTAAATTTTCGTAAATACTATAATCTACTTTCTCCTCGTTTTTCTCTCTCGCTTCCTCCGCTTCGCCTTCGCCGTTAGGCTCGGCGCTGCGTAGTCCGCTTGAGGATGACGCGTAAGCCGGATAAACTACGGCAGAAACGTCAAATAGGGAGCTAACGCTCTCTATATATCTTACGTGCTGGCCGTCCTCTAGGCGCCAGCTATCTTTATCTACAGTAAAGCCAAAACTTGACTGTGTTAAATCTCCTCTTTTATACAGCTCCAGTAAGTCGTTACCGTAGCTAGTGTTAGGCATCTCAAAACGATAGTAAAGGCCTTTATCGTCCTCCTTAACTTCTAACGTACCGCTAGCAGTTCTAGCTAGCAAGTAGTTACTATCGTGGTTATAGAGCGCTCGTATATCGTCGTTAAGAGCGTTCTTAAAAGCTCCTGGTAGTATGATCTCCCTAAAGCCTCCTAAGTCCTCGCTCATTGAATTAAATACACTAGCGTAACCTTCTACCGTTCTGCCCTCTAGAGCTCTCGTTTCGCTGTTGTAGCTTCTTTGCTCTACTAGGTTCTCTTTACTGCGTACCTCTGCGCCGTCTACTTTCGTTAAGGTGCTGAATAGGTGCGCTACTCTTAGCGGCGGCTTACGCTCCGTAAAAGCTTGCTCCTCGCTATCGTATTCGTAAACGCTTATAAGCGCTGCGGGATCTTCCTCGTTACCATTTACTTTAAAGCCGCTATCTGCTTCTATTTGTCCGTTACGCTCTACTTCTATTATAACCCCTTGGCTACGT